CGGCAGGCGGGTATCCGCATCAACCGCAAGCTGTGCAAGCCTCCCGTCATGGTCCTCCCTTATGGTGGCACCCGCGAGGCTATCCGGCAGAGTGTCAAGGCAGCGGTGATAGCCCAGCTTGGTCTCGAACCTGGGGAGCTAGGCGTGTCCTCTCCTTGGCACCTCCACACCGAGGACGGATACGGAGCCTTCGCAGGCCGCCCCCTCGATCACCACCCCCTGTTCAACAAGGACTGCGGGATGCTGGCGGACCTGATCTACCGGCACATCTCCCCGGCTATCCCCAAGGCTATGCAGGCAATGGCTACCCTCCAGGCTATCGGCAAGTGGGTAGGCAAGAACGCCCTGGCGTGGTCCACGGGCCCCCGGAGTGCGGAGCCCCTATGGGTAGTCCAGGCGAAGTCCACCTCGGCTCAGAAGCAGGTGACCTTGAGGGGCTACCACTTCCCGGATACCATCCGCAGGCTGACCCTCCGCTCGCACTCCAATGAGGTGGACCCTCGGGCACACCGGACGGGGATCGTAGCCAACTTCATCCACAGCCTGGACGCGGCGCACCTGGCCTGGTCCATCTCTCTATTCAAGACGCTGCGGGGGACCTGTGTGGGTGCCATCCACGATTGTGTCATGGTGCGGCCCTCCGAGGTGGCCTTGATGCAGCGCTGCCTCCGCGAAGCCTTTGCCATGATGTACAATGAGGACCCCCTCACACGCCCGGTCAGACTCATCTCTACGGTTGACGGCGAGCCGGATATGGAGTACGCAAACTGGCATGAGGTGGCTGCGGCTGCGGGGGTCTCCTTCCCCGATCACGGCACCTGGGAGCCTCGCCAGGTTCTGTCCAGTCAGTGGTTTTTCAGTTAGGAGTCTTGCGCATGTCCACCTCTGTCATCTATCCCGCAGTAGCCTCAGGCACCAGCATCCTCGCCATCCCGTTCACCTACCTCAATCCTGCCGAGGTGGTGGTGATGTCGCGGCCTGTGGTGGGAGACGATGAGATTGTCTTCACGGGTACCACCCTGGTGCGGGGCACGGACTGGAACTTTGGGACATCCTCCACGGTAGTCCTGACTGTGCCTGCCGATGGGGCTCACGACTACCAGGTCGCCCGCGTCACACCCCGCGAGGCATACACCACCCAGCAACCCGGCGCGTTTTCCTCTGCTGCGATCAACACCAACTTCACCCAGCTTGAGGACATCGAGCAGGAGCAGGACGATCAGATTGGCTACCTCGCCCAGGAGACTCAGGGGGCCTTGCAGCGTGCAGTGCGGGGGCAGCTTGGAGAGGTGCTGAACGCGCTTCCCTCCAACCGGGCAGGCAAGTACCTGGCCTTCGATGCAGGGGGCCAGCCCTATGTTACCCAAGGGATTGGCGCCGATGGGGCGCTGCGCGCTGACCTGGCCCTGTCCACGGGGGCGCTGCTGGTGGGGACCTCTACGGGCACCTTACAGTCAGCCCTGGATGACATCCGAACCAAAGTTCTCCGGGCTATCTATGCCGACGACTACTATCAGAGTGGTGACCCCGACGATACGCTGTCCATCCAGCGGGCCCTCAATGCGCTGACATCCACAGGGGGCATCGTCCTCCTGAGCGCGGGGAAGGCGTACCACTACACAGCCCTCACGATCACCGGCAATGGCATCACCATCCAGGGCGCAGGGGCCTACGGCGCAGGCAGTCTCCTCTGCACCTCCACCACCGGCAACACCATCACCATCCAGGGGCAATACTCGGGCCTGCGAAACGTGTACATCCGAGGCGCTCAGCCCTCAGGAGGGTCTGCCCCCACGGCAGGGTTCGCTGTCAAGTTCCTCAACTGCTACCACTCATTTTTCGACCGCGTGCGGATCGACTATATGTACAACGGGGTGCAGGTCAGCGGCTCCACGGAAACCCGCTTCGATCACACCGAAATGCGGTACCTGTTTGGGATCGTCGGCCTCCAGTGGTACACCCCTTCGGGCACGGGAGGCTCCTACGGCGGCGCGGTCACGGACTTCGTGGCGGACAACCCCTACCCAGTAGCCTACGCGGGCTGCGTGGCCTGGGCGCACAGCTTGGCTGTCAGTGTGGGCCAGGTGGTGTACACCAATGCGGCTATCTACCAGTGTGTGGTTGCGGGGGTCACTGCCTCCGCAGGCTCTGGTCCGAATGCCCCGACAAGCTTCACCACCCAGATCGCAGATGGCACCGCCAAGTGGCAGTTCGTCGCCAGCGACATAACCTGGATTGAGCAGAACTCCAACAGCTACTCCATTCGGCTCAATGAGGTGGCCGCGATCGATGGGCGCCTCGCCTTCGCCATGCGGGACATTGACAACACCGGGTCATCCTTCCCGATGTGGTCCTTCATCTGGGACATGGAAGCGGACCACAACCACTACGCGGGCATCTCTCTGGAGGCCGGGCAGGGATGCTCGATCGATGGAAGCTGGGTAGGCTCGCAGCTCGCAGGCCCTGCAACGGGTGGCAACGGCAACGCCATCCAGACCACGGCAGCCTGGCAGGGTGAACTGATCGTTGCGGCTACCCGCATCCTAGGCTGCGCCGGTCACGGTATCCTCAATGGCGCGGGGATCGACAACAGCTTCTTCTACAACAACATCGCCATGTGTGGCCAAGCCACTCCCAACCTCTACAATGGCATCACTGTGGGCGCGGGCGTTTCGAAGTGGAAGGCGATTGGCAACACCATTGGACAACTGGTGCTGGGCTCCGGCTCTCAGTACGGGGGTGTGGTGGTCGTCGCAGGCTCCTCGGATGAGTATATCGTCGCGCTGAATGACCTCACAGGTAATGTCACCATAGCCCTGGGGGATGGGGGCACCGGGACCAACAAGATCGTCGCCAACAACCTCGGTGTGTCCGCCCCTACTCCTCCCACGCCCCCCGCCTGGGTGGATGTCACTGCTTCACGGGCTGCTGGTACCCCGTACACGAACAGCACCTCCAATGAAATCCATGTGACAATCTCTGTCCGGTCCAACGAGACGGTGGCAGACTACAGTGGTTCCATGGTTGTGGGGGGTGTGACGGTGGCGGAGGGCTTCATCGGGAACACCTACACGGGGCACGCCTCCAGGGTCCTGTCCTTCCCGGTACCTGTGGGTGCCACCTACCAACTCAACCTTGGCTCTGGCGGGACGTTTACTCGCTGGGCTGAACGCCGCTAGGAGCACCCTGCCATGGACCCCCTCACCTACCTCAAGATCGGCGCCTCTGTGGTTGCCCTCCTCGCTGCCGGAGCGGTGGGGTATGAACTGGGGCACACCCAGTATCTGCACCTCCAGACCCAGGTAGCCCAACAGGCCACCAAGAGCGCCACCACCGAGGTCATCCGTATCGTGAAGGCCCAGGCTGTCTCCACACAGGTAGCCCAGGAGGATGCCGATCAGCAGGCCCAGGTTCGGACGGTCACCCAGACCATCGTCAAGGAGGTACCCAAGTATGTCACGCAAACGGTATATGCAGATCGCGTTGTCCATGATGGGGGCCTCCCTGTTGGCTTCGTGTGGAACCACAATCAGGCCGCAAGTGGGGACCCCACTCCCGCCCCCACCGGAACCGACCTCGACGCTCCCTCAGGCGTTGACCTGTCTGCCCTTGCCAACACCATTGCCGACAATTACGGGCTGTACCATTCTTGTCGCGCCTCGCTGAGCCACTGGGAGGAGTGGTACGCCAAGGAGAAATCCCTGGCTGACCAAGCCGCCCCCACCAACTGACCCACCACCACAGGAGAATACCCCAATGCCCCCTGCATCAAAAGCCGCCGCAGCCGCTGGAGCCAAGAAGGGCTCTTCCTCGATCGTCACGCTTCGGGTCTCTCAGTCGGTCGCCCTCCCCCCGGCACGCTTGGGGTTCTCCGCGCTGGTCAAGGCCGATGAGTTCGAGGAGGGCAAGCCCCGCCTGAGCGCCAACTTCCACTATTCGCCCGAGGGTATCGCAGCCCTGGCCGAGGTGCTGTCCGAGAAGGTTTTGACCGGGGATCGCATCGAAGAGCTGGCCAAGATGGTCGAAGAGAACGGTGGCACTGGCTTCCCCGCTGCGCTGACGGCGGAAGAGTGGCTGGAGCGTATGCTGCGCGAACCCCGCGAGAGCCGCAACCCGGACATCCCGCAGCTCCCCTACCTCAAGCTGAGCATCCCGCAGAACTATGTCCGCACCAATCGGGACACCGGGGCGAAGGAAACCAAGAAGCGGACCATCTCCGCCTGGGACCCTAACAACAAGAAGCTCAAGCTGGCGGCCCTGCGCCTGGGCGCCGGTTCGGTGATCGAGCCCATCGTCTACCCCAATCTGTTCTTCGTCGCAGCGAACAAGGCCACGCGGGCACCGGCTCTGGTCGCTCCCTCGCTCCGCCTCATCGGTATCCGGGTGCTGGAACTCAAGCAGTTCTCGGGTGGCGGTAATTCCGCTCCGGGTGCATCCGATGATGAAACCATCGCCAAGGTGCTCGGCAAGGACTTCCACTACTCCGACCTCTCGGCCTTCGTGGGCGAGGATGACGAGGACGAAGGAGGTGCTCCGGCAGCGGGCGCTGGTGGCGAGGATGTCGAAGACACCCCAATGTTCTGACCACCCTCTACTCCCCGAAAGGAATACCCACTCTTATGGAACACTTCGCCATTCTGGTCCTTGCGCTGGCGCTCATGCTGGCCCTGGCATACATCGTCGCCAGCAAGTTCTACCCCAAGCGCATCGAAGCCTTGGAGGATGAAGCCAAGGCTCTCCATGCCAAGGCTGCCGCCACCCTGGCCAGCCACGAGGAGCACCTCGCGTTCCTCCGCAACGAGTCTGTCCGCCTTGCGGGGGTCCGGGATCGCGCCAGCAATCTGGTTGCCCGCCTGGAGGCCCTGCTGTGAGCTGGGTGGGTCTCCTCCAGGTCGTCCTCATCGTCCTCAAGCTGATTGGTGCTATCACCATTAGCTGGTGGCTGGTGTTCCTCCCCACCTACGGGCTCGTGGCGTGGGTACTCTTCCTCTTTGCCGCCATGATCCTGGCCGCCCTCTATGTCACGAACACTTAGGTGTTGACAACCCTGCTGAGATAGCCTACCCAGGTCCTCGGCAGGGACAACCACCAAAGAGGTCACGGCTCAGCGGTAAGCGTCCCAGCCCGCAAGAGCAAACCACTCATAGCTAGTATATGATGAGCCCCCTATCTCCCCTGACTGGCGAGAGGTAGGGGGTTCATTGCGTTCAAGCAACCCATAGGAGATTGGCACCGTGACCGCCAAGACCCCCACAAGCAAGTTGTTCTCTCGGGACCGCATGAACCTGGCATCCAAGAAGGATGTCGGCCAGGCTTGCGTCACCATCTTTGATCGCATCCAGGACTGGGGCCGCGAGAAGCAGCTCCTGGCGCTCGCTTGCGCCTTCATGCTCATGGCTGAGACTGCCAAGGTACCTCCGCAGGACGTATTCACCGCAGCCAGCAACCTGATGTACGATCCCATGACGAGCACCGGACGAGGCCTCCAGTTCCAGGCCATGAAGTTCCACCTGGCGACCGACATCTTGGAGAAGGACTGATGGCTCAGTTGGCATCCGTGTCCTTTCCCGCTCGATGGTTTGATACCGAAGGCGGAGACTTCCGTGTCGCAACCACCAAGTTCACCCTCGGCCTCGGGCCTTGTGGCAAGGTGGTGACCGAGCTGGCCATCCACACCGATCCCACCGCTTCGGTACTGGTCATCCATCAGGTCTGCGAGGACGGCAGCACCAAGCAGTTCACCTACAAGATGTCCGACATCCTCGGACGCATAGTGACGGAGGTATCCCCGTGACGGCTCCCCGCCCGCTCGATCTGATCGACCACCTCTTCCACATCCTCGCAGCGCTGGCCCTCATGTGGCTGGCCTATCGGGGCGGTGGGAGTAATCCCCCCTCGGCGCCCAGTGCGCAGCTCGCGTTCCCTTTCATGATGGAGGCTCCCCGCAATGCCCCGTAAGTGTCACCTGGAGGAGCACTCCGAAGAATACATCCGCTTCATGAACGCCACAGAGCACGCCCGCCCCCGGCCCAAGGTCCACTTCCCCGACCTGGAAAGCCTGGCAGGCATGAACCCTGTAGAGGTCGCCATGATGGAGGCCATCCAGAACTACATCTATGCGGAGGCCCAGCCAGGTGACTGAACAGCTATGTATCGCCCTGGGGCTCCTGGGCGCGGTGGTGGCTGGCGTGGCTTATCTGCTGCTGATGCTTAAACGGGTGTCTGCCCGGACATACGCGAGGCTTAACCTCCTTTCGTGTGTCCTGGCGGGCATCGGCCTCTACGCCCAATGGAACCTCGGCTCCTGTATCATCGAGAGCTTCTATGCGATCGTCTCCATAGTTGCCCTCGCTCTCCACCGTGAGGAGACACTCTGTGCCTGCGAAGCCTAATGCCTACCGCCACCTCAAGGCCGCCTACCGCTCCGGCTTGGAGTCCGTGGTGGCTGCCTTCATCGCAACGTGCGGAGTGGAGGCTGGTTATGAAGCGGTAAAAATCCCCTTCGAGCAGCCCGCCAAGAGCCGCACCTATATGCCAGACTTCGCCCTTCCCAATGGGATCATCATCGAGACCAAAGGGCTGTTCACCAACGAGGATCGTCAGAAGCACCTCTGGGTCAAAGCCCAGCATCCCGATCTGGACATCCGCCTGGTATTCTCCAACGCCGGGGCTCGCCTCACCAAGGGCAGCCCTACCACCTACAAGGCGTGGTGCGAGAAGCACGGGTTCAAGTGGGCCCACAAGTATCCCCCAAAAGAGTGGCTGATGGAGGCGCCTGATGACAATCGAATTGCCGCTGTCGAACGGCTTCGTCGCCCTAATCGATGACGACCAGGCCCACCTTCTGGAGTACCGCTGGCACTACGTCAACGGATATGCTAGAAGGCAGGAGTGGAGGAGCCGCAAGTTCGTTCGCAACGTCTACCTCCACCAGCAGGTTACCGGCTACCCTATGACAGACCACCGAAACGGCGACCGCTTGGATTGCCGGAGAAGTAACCTTCGTCCCGCCACGTCCCTCCTTAATGCACACAATCGCTTTGACAGAGATGTCCCTGGTGTGGGTGTGCGCTGGAACAAAGGGACCTGGGTAGCCCGCCTAGGGGCGGAAACCGTGGGGTGCTTTCGCACTAAGGAAGCCGCGATTGGAGCCCGCTCGAACGCCATCCAAGAAAGGTGGTTGACTTCCCTCGCAGAGGCCGATAGAGCTGCTGCTGTGGAGGCCCTTCGGCGTTAGGCGTTACGGCGAGGGGTCTCCTACACAGGATCATTAACGCCATCCCTCTAGGAGACTCCTCCCATGACTGACCTCCAAGCCTCCACCGCGCTCAGCCGCCCCACCGAGTTCGGCTCGGTCATCCTGACGATCGACCACACCAGCACCCGTGAAGACGGTCATGTGGTCCAGAAGTTTGTGGCCTCCACCGAGGGCGTCCTCGAAACGATGCTGGCCCTGTTCAACTACTACGGCGAAGCTCACCTGCTGAACTCGGCAGCGACGCTCCGCCTCTTTGCGGCATTCGATCGGGAACCCTTCTCGGCGTTCATCTACCGCACCAAGGAAAATGTCCAGATCGTCATCCCGACCGAAACCCTGGTGTTGCTGACCGCTTCGCATTCCACGCTGCTGGCCGCCACCGATGCGCTGCTGGACATTGCGGGTGCCGCGATCGTCGGCACGGACAAGCAGGCTGGTGGGGTGGTTCCGCTGCTGGTGGTGTCCCTCTCGCAGGATGCCCCTGCCGAAGAAGCGCCCTCGGAAGCCTGAGCCGCGCCCCTACCACCTAGCATGAGGACAGCTCCACATGGGCTTCTGGAGAGACTGCTTTACAGGACCGCAGAACGACACCTTTGCCATTGGCCGGGTGCTTGCGATCCCCCTTCTGGTCACCGGCTTGGCACTCCCCGCAACGGAATGCTATCGGGGTAACACCCCCTCGCTGGCCGAGGCAGGCGCCTACTTCGTGATGCTCGCCGGGGCTGTCCTCATGCTCCTAAGGGGGTCGAAAAATATCGATACCCCTGATGTCAAAGACAAGGGAACGCCCCAATGAAACATTGCCCGCGCTGCCACCGCCTGGAGTCCGATACTTCGGAATGCATCATGCTCTCGATGCCCGGCTTCGTTTGTCCGCCCCTTGTGGCCGAGAACCCGGAGACGGACATCACCATCTCGTGCGGTCCCTGTGGGTTCACCCGCGTGGTCGGCGTTTCGGAAATCCTGCACGGTCTGTCCTCCGGTTCGGGTATCGCCAAGGATCGCGCCCTGCCGCTGTGCTCGCGTGGAACGTGCGCCGCCAAGGTTCTCCAAGCAGAGCCCATCCGGGATCGCCACCCTGAATTGCCCAAGAAGGCCCCCAGCAAGCCCGCCAAAGGTGAGTGATGGCTGAAGCATCAGAGCTGGTTGAGAAGGGGCTGCCGTGCCCAGAGTGTGGCAGCTCCGATGCGGTGGCCCTCTATGATGATGGTCATTCGTACTGTTTCTCGCACGGGGGTATCGTAAAAGGCTCCGCAGAGAATACCTCCCACAAGTCCCCCAAGGAGCACAAGCCTTTCCAGGAAGAGCTAGCCAAGCTCCTCTCAGGGGCAACCACCTCAGCCCTCCAGAAGTGGGGCATCCAGCAAGCCACCTGCCGCTTTGCCGACTACTACGTAAAGCAGACCGGGGAGGGCCTCGGCCAGCACATCGCCGTCTACAAGAACAAGGCCGGGGTTCCCGTCTTTGCCAAAGTCCGCAAGGTGTCCACTACGGATACCAAGCTGGGCTTCTTTGCGGTCGGAGACGATGAGCAGGTTTCCCTGTGGGGGATCGAGACCCTAGGCAAGGGTGGCAAGATGGTGGTGGTGACGGAAGGCGAGAAGGACCGCCTGGCCGGGCTCCAGCTCTGGGCCTGCAAGTTCCCCGTGGTGGGTCTACCCTTTGGGGCTGAGTCCAGTGGGGAAGCCTTCGCCAGGGCGCTCCCCGAGCTGTGCCGGTACGACCAGGTGGTTCTGGCCCTCGACATGGACGGCCCAGGACGGAAGGGTGCCGAGGAGCTGGCGGGGATGCTGCCTGCGGGTAAGGCCCTAATCGTTGACTTCCCTTCCAAGGACCTCCACCAGACTGTCCAGGATCATGGCTCCGAGGCAGCTATTAAATGCATCCATGCCGCTAAGCCCTTCTCCCCGGATGGCATCCTCGACGCTGACGAACTCGACGCAGAGCTGCTGGAGCCCACCACCTGGGGTGCGAAGCTGCCCTATGAGTTCCTCTATCGGTGGACCTATGGGCTCGAAGGGGGTGACGTGTGGGTGATCGGAGCGGGTACAGGGATCGGGAAGTCCGATCTGGCCGCTGAGATTGTCGCCAAGCATATCACCCCCGTGGAGGATGGTGGCAGCTACGAGCGCGCTGCGGTGTTCAACTACGAGAGCGGCCCCAAGCAGACCCACAAGCTCATCCTGGGTAAGCTGTGGTCTCGGAGGTTCAACATCCCGGACCCCGAGGATGGCAGCGAGAACGTGTACTGGAGCCGGGCTGACCTGATAGGGGCGCGGGACTACCGCCGCGACAAATGTGCGAAGCTCTTCATCAACGATCACAAGGGCGCCATCTCATGGGCTGCCGTCAAGGAGCGCCTCCGCTACCTCAAGCACGCTTACGGGATAACCCTGGCAGTGGTCGATCCTGTGGCCGCCTTGGTGGCGGGGGTGGATGACGAGCGCAAGGCCCTCGATGCGATCTTTGCGGAGGGGAAGGCCCTGGCGGAGGAGCTGGGGATTACCCTGATATTTGTCTCCCACTTGGCTCGCCCCAAGGAGGGTAAGTCCCATGAGGAAGGCGGGCGGGTGACCCTGGCCAACTTCCGAGGCTCGGGAGCTATCGTTATGTGGGCATCCTTTGTGGTGGTCCTGGAGCGCAACCAGCAGGGCGACGAGGAGGAGCGCAAGCTCACCATCGTGCGGATGCTCAAGGATCGCAAGACGGGGGACAGTACCGGCAGAACCGCGTGCCTCGTCTATAACGTCCTGAACGGGCGCCTCGAAGAGATTGTCAACCCCTTGGATAGGCTGCAACAGGATGAAGAAGAGCCCGCTCCCCCACCCCCTTCCAGCTAACTGGCAGTTCAACTATTCCCTAGGGGGCTCCGGGTGGGACATCACGCCCTACTTCGATCGCCCCGCCTGCCGGGTAGACACCATCGGGCTCATCCTCTACGCTGCCCACCAGTACCGTTACCGTGAAGGGATACCTCCCCAGTGACTACCCTCGCCCTCTACGACATCGAAACGAATGGTCTGCTGGAGGCCAAGGAGGAGAAGGGCCACATCACTCCCCCGATGGACAAGGTGTGGTGCAACTGCATCCGCATCAAGGAGTGGGAGACGGGCAAGACCCTGAGGAACATCTCAGCGGCGGACCAGCCTGGGTTCACCAAAGGGATGCGCCACTACTACCTCTCCGGCGAGACGATACCCACGGAGCTGCATCCTTACGAGACGCCCCCCGAGGGAGCCGTGGTGTGGGAACGCATGTCTGTGGCGGAGTCCATCGAGGTGCTCATGGAGTGTGACATCCGGGTGGCGCACAACGGCCAGGACTTCGATGAGCGGGCGCTCCTGCGAGTGTTCCCTTGGTTCAAGCCCAAGAAGGGATCGATCCTCCGCGACACCCTCCTCATGTCCCGCGTGATCTACCCAGACATCTACAAGAATGGACCCAACGGCCACAAGCTGTTCCCCTTCGAAAAGATGAGCCATGGGGTGGAGGCGTGGGGCAAGCGGTTGGGGCGCTTCAAGGGCGACTACTCTGCCGAGTGTAAGAAGGCGGGGCTCGATCCCTGGGTCTGCTGGCGGCCATCCATGCAGTGGTACTGCGACGAGGACGTGGAAGTCCTGGACAAGATATTCACCTGGCTCTGGGCCCAGCAGCCTGACCCCAAGTGCATCGCCCTGGAGCATGACTTTGCTGCGATCATCCGCAGGCAGGAGACCCGAGGGTGGGCCTTCGACATGCCCAAGGCGGAAGCCCTCCTCTGTGAACTCCAGGACCGTGCCACCGTCTTGGAGGCCGAGCTGATCGAAGCCTTCGGCACCTGGTACACACCGCAGCGGCGCTCGGGCTCCGGCACTGGGGACAGCCTCAAGGCCTGGAGGGATGACGCCGAGGATGAGGACGCCGAGGATGAGGAAGTCCAGGAGTCCCGCTACCAGGCTTTCCTCAAGGACCAGTCCAAGGCCTACATGGTTGTGGCTACTAAAGCGCGCAACATCAAGCTGGTTGGCTTCCCGGATGTCACCGAACGCAGGTTCTCCCCAAAGACGGGCAAGGAGCTGAAACCCTACGTAGGCCCTCCCCGCTGTGAGGTCGCCCTGGGCGCAGCCTACACCCCGCTCAAGCTGGTGGAGTTTAACCCCTCAAGCCGCACCCACATCTGGCAGCGCCTCATGTTCAAGTATGGGTGGAAACCATTCAAGTTCACCCCAGGCGGCAAGACAGCCCCCCAGCCCATAGTCGATGAGGACGTGCTCCGCTCGCTGCCGTACCCTGAGGCGGACAAGCTGGCTGAGTATTTCCTCTTGATGAAGCGCATCGGGCAACTCGCCACCGGGAACAAGTCCTGGATCAAGTTCGCCAAGGAGACCGAGCACCCCAACGGCACCAAGACCTGGCGCATCCATGGTAGGATCAACACCTGCGGGGCGGCCACGGGGAGGTGTACCCACTCGAACCCTAACGTAGGCCAGGTTCCCAAGAACAGTGCAGGCCATAGGGAGTACCCTGACAAGAGCTACATGCACGGGGACCGCTGCCGGGAACTCTTCATCACGTCCCCAGGGATGGTCCTGGCGGGCTTCGATGGGGCTGCCCTGGAGCTGCGGATGCTCGCCCATTACATTAGCCCTTGGGATGGAGGGGAGTATGCCCACATCGTTCACGAGGGGCGCAAGGAGGATGGCACTGATCCGCACTCCTGGCTGCGCGACCTGATCGGGATCGACCTGGTGGGGCCTGCCGACATTGGGCGGGACCGGGCCAAGACGATCATGTACGCCACACTGTACGGAGCGGGTAACCTCAAGGTGGGCTCGATCGTGGACGGCAAGGCGCCGGAGCGCGAGAGGATACAGCTCGGCAGGGAAATCCTGGCCAAGATGGAAAGCCGCTTCACCGCCAAGGCGGAGCTGAGCAAGGCCATTGTGTCGGCTGTGATGGACAAGAAGTATCTTGTGGGCCTGGACGGCAGGAAGCTACCAATCAGGAAACCACACGCAGCGCTAAATACCCTCTTGCAATCTGCGGGCGCTGTGACTATGAAGAAGGCCTTGGTGGTCCTCGATAGGGACCTCCAGGCTCTAGGGCTCACACCTGGCCGGGAATACGAGTTCGTCGGAAATATCCACGATGAAGCTCAGGCCGAAATTCTGCCCGCTATCCTCGACACCTATCGCGAAGCTGCCACTGACTGCATCCCCAAGGCGGGACGCTTGCTCAAGCTCCGTTGCCCACTCGCGGGCGAGCCCAGCTTCGGTCACTCCTGGAAAGATACTCACTAACCAGGGAGACCCCCTATAGCATGGACCTGACAGACGCCCGCCCCCCTGAGCCGGGGGACCGGGATGGAACCATTGTGCGCCTCTTGCAGCGCCTGTGGTCCTACAGCTTTACAACCAAGGCCGATGAAGCGCGCAACTATGCCGATGAAATTGCGGAGGCAGCATCGCGTGGGCTGATTACCACAGAGGTCGTACCAGGAGGTTGCCTATACGGGCGCCTTTGGAAACTGACCCCCGAGGGACTCCGGTTCCTCTACCAACACAGTGACATCTTGGCCGAGGAAGAAGCCGCTTATGTCGAACACTACTGCCGCCCATCGGGTACCCTGGACGGTATCCCGAACGAAGCGGATTGCCCTGATTGACGCCGATGGAGTTCTATACTCTGCGGCCCTCCGAGGGGTAACCAAGTGCGACGGCGCCCAACTGCAAATCCTGGAGGACGATGAAATCCTGGAGGACTGCCTGGGCCGAATGAATGAAGTTGCGTCGTGGTGTGGGGAGGTGGGCGAAGTGTTTGTATGCCTGACCTCCAACAAGAACTTCCGCAAGGGTATCCTGCCGTCCTACAAGGGCCAGCGCAAGACATCCGAACGGCCCATCACCCTCGATGCTCTGCGTGAGGCGGTCCTCGATCGGCGGCTCCCCGGCTTTACGCCTATGCTGGTTGAAACCCTCGAAGCGGATGACGTGTGCGGGATTGCCGCCACCACGTTCCAGAAGCGCGGGTATCAGACCGTGGTGGTATCCCCGGACAAGGACATGCTGCAAATCCCCGGCTTCACGCTGACCCCCCAGGTCCGCAAGGGCTCCAGGGCTTATAGTGAGGTGACCGAGGAGCGGGCCTTCCGCTGGCATATGTACCAGACCCTGGTAGGCGACCAGTGCGACAACTACAAGGGGTGTCCTGGCGTGGGTCCCGCAAAGGCCGATGCACTCCTGGACTACTGCGAATTGCAGGGCTGGAATCCGAGCCGTGTGTGGGGAGAGGTCGTTGACCAGTTCCTACAAAAAGGCTTGACAGAAGCCGAGGCCTTGGTACAGGCTCGTGTCTCTCGTATCCTGCGCTGCGGGGACTGGGACGTGAAACGTAAGGAGGTCATTCTTTGGCAACCCCCCCGCGACTGATTGCCCTCTATGCCCCCGTGATGCAATCCGGCAAGACTGAAATTGCCCGCACGTTGCAGCTCACTCGGGGCTACGCTTTGGTCAAGTTCGCGGACCCGTTCAAGGCCTCCGTTGTGGAGTACCTTGTGCGGGGTGGGGCCACCCAGGAGCTGGCTGAACAGCTGGTGGAGGACGGCAACCTCAAGGAGCGGGTGATCCCCGGCCTGGGTGTCTCCGTCAGACAAATCCTCCAGACGTTCGGCTCAGCGGGCCGGGCCGTGCATCCCGACTTCTGGGTTCGCCAAGCGGTCTCCCAGATCGAGCGGCACTTCCAAGTGGGCACCCCTGTGGTGGTAGACGATATGCGCTTCCCCAATGAGTACGAGGCGTTGATTGACCTGGGTGGATACCCTGTTCGGGTTAACCGCCCTGGGAGCCTGCCCTACACCGCCCATCCCTCGGAGGGTCTCCTGGAACAGTACCCCATGTTTAGGCTTGACAACGCTGGAAGCTTGGGGCAACTGAGGAATACCGCCGAGCATCTCCCCGAGCTGCTGGCCTCTGCCATCTAACGCCAAGTAGAGGACTGACCCATGGAACTCCCCACCCGCCCGCAAGCCCAGGCCGAGCTGGACACTCCCACGGTCAGCCCCTTCTTGGTGGAACACCTCCGCCAGGCTTTCCCCTTTCCGCGCCCCGCCACGATGCTCCATGAGCTGAACGCCTATGCAACGCAGGCCGCTGTGGCTCGCTGGCAGGGGATCGAGGAGGTGATTGCCTACCTGGACCGCCTCTCTTCTATCCCGAAAGGATTGACTCCCAATGAGCTTCCTCGCACCGAAACCGCAGATCACACCCCCCGCCGCGACTCCCGCGCCCCCGGCCCAAGGAGCTGACAACTTCGCGATTGGCCAGACGGGTGACCCCCGCACGGAAGGCGCAGTCGGTCGCTTGATGCTGAGCACCGCCAAGAGCGCCTCCGGTCAGGCCAACCCCGCAGGTATGGCTTAACACACACGCACAAGGGTACGGGTACGATGACCACTTCCAACGCCACCTCGATGACACTGGACAACGCTGCCGACAAGCAGACACTCGCAGACATGGAAGTCGGTGGTGCGGCTGCGGCCTTCTATACTCGGGGGATCAACGAGCGGTACCCGTACCTGATGCGCGCCCGTCGCCTGTCCGAGCTGACGATCCCCACCATGTTCCGCCGCGAGGGCGAGAGTGGGTACACGGATGAGGTGATCCCCTGGAACACAGTGGGGGCCTACTGCGTCAACAACCTGGCTTCCAAGGTGGTGTTCGCGCTGTTCCCCGCAGGCCGCCCGAACTTCAAAGCCTCCCAGTCAGCCAAAGCCGCCCAGGACCTCGCCAAGATGCAGCCCCAGCAGCGGCAGCAGATCAAGAGCATCATCGACGCAGGGCTCTCCCAGATGGAGCAAGACACTGCGGCTGCGATCGAGGAGGATGGCGATCGGGCTAAGATGTTCGTGGCTGCGCTCAAGCTAATCGTTGGGGGCAATCACGCCTTCCAGTTCTACGATGACGGCACCCTCCGGGGCATCTCCCTGGACCACTGGGTCTGCACGCGGGACGCCCAGGGCAAGCTTCTCCGCTGGTGCATCCAGGACTCCCTCGATTGGGAAGACCTGCCCGAGGATGTGGAGGAGTCGATCCTCTCCCACCACCAGCAGAAACCGCCAGTCGATCAGTGGGGCCGGTGCTCGGTGGATGTCTACACCTTCGGGCAGCTCCTCGATGGCAAGTGGTACGTCCACCAGGAGGTCTGCGGCTTTGATGTGGCAGGCTCCACTGCGGTCTACAACGAGGATGCCCTCCCCTATCTGTTCCTCCCCTGGCTCCTCCTGGATGGCGAGAACTACGGGCGCTCCTACGTGGAGTTCTACGAGGGCGACCTCCTGACTGCCGAGAGCCTCACCAAGTCGGTGGGTGAGGGGGCTGCGGCCTCTGCCCGGTTCATCATGATGGTGGCGCCTACTGGGCTGACCAACAAGAAGAATGTTGCACAGGCGTCCAATGGGGATGTCATATCGGGGAGGGAAGAGGATGTCACCACCATCAAATCCGAGAAGGGTGGGGACTTCCAGATTGCTAAGGCAGTCCTCGATGATACCCTCGCGAGGCTCACCCGTGCCTTCCTCCTTAACAGCACGGTACAGCGCTCAGGCGACCGAGTTACTGCGGAGGAAATTCGGTACGTGGCCCAGGAGCTGGAGGACAGCCTAGGCGGTGTCTACTCCCAGCAGATCATAACCTGGCAGGCACCCTACGTCAGGATCAAGCTGCGGATGCTCCAGAAGACGGGGCGGGTGGCGAAGGTTCCTCCCCAGGCCATCAAGATCACGGTCACCGCTGGCGTCCAGGCACTGGCCCGCAACAGTGAACTCCAGGCGCTGACCCAATTCGGGCAACTGATCGGGCAGGTGTTCGGGCCCCAAGCGGTGGGCCAGATGCTTAACCCGAGCGAGTTCTCCAATCGGGCGGCCACTGCCCTGGGGATCGATGCGGAGGGTCTGGTGCCCACCCCGGAAGAAATCGCCCAGCAGCAGCAACAGGCGCAGATGCAGCAGCTCACGGCCCAGGTGGCGCCCGATGCGGTCAAGGCGCTGGGGAACCACATCACGGGGACCCAGGTGGCCCAGACGAATGCGGATGCCAAGGTCCAGGCCGCCCAGGTGGCATCCCAGCCCGCGCCCCCTTCCCCACAACCCCAGCAACCACAGACGAACGGAGCTTAATCGATGGCCGATGTGACACCCCCCGCAGCCGCCCCTACGTCCCAGGACCCCGGCGTGCAGAACGTACAGGGTATCGCCCACACAGGCGGTGCCACTCGGGTGACCCTGCCGGGCAATGTCCCGCAGCCAGTCGATCCGAACACCTTCCAGCCGGTGGACCCCGCAGCAAACCAGGCTACCCCAGCAGCCCCCGCGAGCGAGCGCCCCGCAGGTCTCCCAGAAGGGCATGACTCGTGGGAAGCCTACGCCAAAGCCCTCGAAACGGCGAACGCTGCGGGCAAGGCGGTGGAGCCCCCTGCCAAGGAAGGTGCTGCTGACAAGGACACCAAGGAGGGCGAGGACAAGCCCGCCTACGTGCGCCCTGCGGAAATCCAGGCCCAGATCGACACCCTGCCGGAAGCCTCCCGCGAGAAGGCCGCCCCGTTCTTCGATGAGGTGGTCCAGACGGGCGCACTGAGCGATGCCAGTGTCAAGGCTGCTGCCGAACAGTTCGGTGTCACCGAGGACATGGTGCGGGACTACGTGGCGGGTGGCAAGGCTCGGGCGGAGGCCCAGACGGCTGCGGCCGTGGCACCCTTCTACGAGGCTGCCGGGGGCAAGGAGGTCTATGACCAGTTCGTCCAATGGGCGATCACTGGTGGGTTTACCCCCGCACAGATGGCCGACTTCGATGCCAAGCTGAACACCCCCAACGGCGTCAATGAGGTCCGCAAGGCGGTGGACGCTTGGAAGGCTTCCGGTAACGGGCCCTCCGCTCGGGACATCACCCGCACGTCTCGCGCCCCGGACGCTCCGACCCAGACCGATGGGTTCAAGAGCCAGCAGGAAATGCTTGACGCGATGGCCGATCCCCGGTACCGCAAGGGTGACGCTGCGTATATCAAAGAGGTAGAGCGGAAGGTGGCCATCGGCAACTTCTGAGCCTTACCCCTCGCCGGGCTTGCTGGCCTGGGTCCGTGCGGGGGGTAATCCCATTCAGGCTAGAGTGATGAAAGGAAATATCGATGTCCGATGCAAACCCGAGTCGGGTCGGCCAACAGAACCTTGCCGGTGATCCGACTGCACTCTTCCTCAAGGTGTTCGGTGGCGAGGTCCTCTCAGCCTTCCTCCGCGAAAGCGCCTTCCGCCAGCGCCATACTGTCCGCACCATTCCGGCAGGCAAGAGCGCGACCTTCCCCGTGACCGGCTTCGCTGGTGTCCAGTACCACACCCCCGGTGCGGAAATCCTGGGCCAGAACATCGCGGCCAACGAACGGGTTATCGTGATCGACGGTCAAATCGTGGCGCCGGTGTTCGTGGCCAATGTTGACGAGCTGATGAACTACTACGATGTGCGCGGCATCTACAGCGGCCAGATCGGTAATGCGCTCGCCAAGAACTATGACCAGAACGTGGGACGCGCCGGTATTCTCGCAGCACGCGCTTCGGCCAATGCGACCGGCACTCAGGGCGGTACCCGCATCACCAACTCCCTGATGCTCACCGATGGTCCGACGATCTTCCAGGCACTCATCAATGCGGGCGTGGCGCTGGACACCAAGGACATCCCGCACGGTGATCGGTCGGCTTTCCTGCGTCCCACCCAGTATGCCCTGCTGCTGCAATCGGAAAAGCCGATCAGCATCTGGCTGAATGCGAATGGTGACAACGGCAGCTATGCCTCGGGCGAAGTGCGCCGGGTCGATGACATCGAAATCGTCAAGACGAACAACCTTGTCAGCTCGAACGACTCGGCCAATGTCCTGATCCCCTCGAACTTGCAGGCTGATTACTCGCCAACGGCGGGCTTGGTTGCGCATCACTCGGCCATGGGCACGGTCCAGCTCCAGGACATCACCATGGAAAGCCAGTACGACATCCGCCGCCAGGGCACCCTGATGGTCGGCAAGTACCTGACGGGCCACGATTACCTGCGCCCGGAAGCTTCGGTCGAACTCGCCACTTCGTGATGATTGCCGGTTAAGGGCCAGCCGGGAGCCCCTCGCATTCCCTCCCATGGGAGTATGCGTTAAATCCCCGGCACCTATTCTCTCGGTCCCTTCGATGTGTGGAGACGCCCCGTGGCCAGCACCCCCCTTAACCTCTCTACGCAGCTCAACGCCGTCAATGCCATGCTGGCCTCCACAGGCGAGGCTCCTCTTCAAAGTCTTGCACCTA